ATGTTGACTGGTTTCGGCGAAGCTCCTGTGAAGTTTGAAGGTTCTGGTGTTACTTATGACACCGCGCAAGAATCTTTTACTGCACGGTACTCACATGAAACTATCGCTCTGGCTTTTTCATTGACTGAGGAAGCTATCGAAGATAATTTGTACGACACCCTGTCATCTCGTTATACGCGAGCACTTGCTCGTTCTATGATGACCACTAAAAACATTAAGGGCGCAAACATATTGAATAATGCGTTTAGCTCTTCTTTTGTTGGCGGTGATGGCAAAGAACTGTGTGCAACTGATCACCCGACTGTAGGTAATGAGACCCAACGCAACGAGCTATCGACTGCGTCGGATCTTAATGAAACCTCACTAGAGCAGTCGCTGATCGATATCGCAGCTTTCGAAGATGAGCGTGGTCTTAAGATCAACGCACAAGCGCGTAAGCTGATTATCCCAACCGCACTGCAATTCGTTGCAGATCGTCTACTGGAAACACCAGGACGAGTCGGTACGGCTGATAACGACATCAATGCACTACGCAACATGGGTATGGTTCCTGAGGGATACACCGTCAATCACTATCTAACAGATACTGATGCGTTCTTCCTGACGACTGACGTACCTAATGGGTTGAAGCACTTTGTGCGTTCACCTGTTGCGACCAGCATGGAAGGTGACTTCGAAACTGGTAATGTTCGCTATAAAGCCAGAGAACGCTATAGCTTTGGCTTTAGTGACTGGCGTGGTATTTTCGGCTCTCCTGGAGCTGCGTAATATCGCAAAGAAAGGGGCACTTGTTGCCCCTTTTCTTTTTCTCCTGTATAAACGCACTATCTGAGAAAAACAGCCCTAGCGACCGCCTCAGACGGACGTTACGAAGACTCTAGGGCGAATCCTTTCGTAAAGAGGTATTTATAATGGCACAGACCACTTTTGCTGGCCCAGTCAGATCTTTGGCGGGTTTTATAAACGCAGGGGCTAACGCTACTGTTAGCTTGACCGCAGACACAACAATAACTGTTGCAGCTCACGCAGGTAAGGTTCTCCTTTGTAATGATGCGGATGGCAAATTTACTTTGCCTTCAATCGTTACAACTAGCCCTACTGACCCAACTTCTCCAAGCCAAACAAATAACTTAGGCGCTCAATTTACATTTATTGTTGTAACAGCTGCTACCGACATGGATATTTTGACGGATGGCACTGACAAATTTGTTGGAGGAATTTACACAGGGGTGGATGACTCAACTGGTAAAACCTTTATCTCCGGGGCTTCTAACGACGTAATCACGTTAAACGGTAGCACCAAAGGAGGTATTGCAGGAAGTATTATCCGAGTTACGGCTGTAGCTAGTGCAAAATATGCAGTAGAAGGGTTGACCCTTGGATCAGGTACTCTTGTTACTCCGTTTGCGGACTCTTAATACGGGAGTAAATTGATATGGCAGATGCAGTAACTTCAACAACTATCTCTGATGGTACACATAAAGCTGTCATACAACTAACTAATCTTAGCGACGGCACTGGTGAAAGTGCCGTAACTAAGGTCGACGTTAGTGGTTTGGCAACGAGAGAAGATGGAACTGCTTGTAGTAGTGTGCTTATAGAAAAAGTAAGTCATTCGATTATCGGTTTTACGCAAGTGCAGCTTTTATTTGATGCGACTACTGATACGATAGCATTGGGGTTGGCTCAGGATAGTAATGGTCATATGGACTTTAGTGAGTTTGGTGGCCTTAAAAACACCGCAGGTAGCGGTAAAACTGGGGATATCAACCTGACGACTATTGGCGCGTCATCCAACGATAGTTATGTTATTGTCTTAGAACTTTTGAAGAACTATGGATAATGGCTACATCAGGCACACGCACTTTTAGCCTAAATGCTGCTGATGCGATAGAAGAAGCGTATGAACTAGCAGGTTTAGAATATCGTACTGGTTACGACGGCGTAACTGCGCGTCGTTCTATGAATATTATGTTTGCCGACTGGTCTAACAGAGGCATACAAATATGGGAAGTAGAACAGGTTTCGTTAGATTTAGTTGAAGGTCAAGAGACTTACGATTTAAATCAATTCGATATAGATATTCTAGACGCTGTTATACGTCGTACAACGAACAGTATACAAACAGATTTCCAATTAGATCGTATAGATCGCGGCGAATATCTCGATATACCTAATAAGTTAACGAAAGCGCGTGTCACTCAATATTATCTTGAGCGCACGATTACGCCTAAACTCTATGTCTGGCCTGCGCCTGAAAACTCTACAGATAAGTTTATATCCTATCGTTGGAAACGTATTCAGGATATTACAGCGGCTGTAAACGATGTAGACCTACCTAGTAGATTCCTGCCCTGTCTTACCTCTGGATTAGCTTTTTATTTAGCTATGAAGAAAAACCCAGAAAAAGCTGCGATGTTACAACCTCTCTATGAGACGAATTTAGTTAACGCGATACGTTACGATGATGATAGTTCGCTGAGGTTAGTGCCTAAACGGACGTATCTGTAATGGCTTTTGCAGTAGGCAAATATTCTTATGGTGTTTGTGATAGATGTGGTTTTCGTGTCAAATATTTAGACATGAGAATGGAGTGGACAGGATTTAAGGTATGTCCTGAGTGTTTTGAGCCTAAACACCCACAATTAGATCCTCCGCATCATGTTTCAGATCCAGAAGGTCTTAGACAAGCAAGACCAGAGGTGCCGCTACCGCAAGCGCAATTAGGGCTAGTAAGAACTACAGGGCCGAGCAATACAACTGACTCAGGCGTTAATGTAGGTGGTCAACCATTAAGTATTGTAGACCCTATCGGCACTGATTTCGAGAGCGTTTCAGCCACAGGTAGTGTTGGAACTGTAACGGTGAGTACAACATGAGTTTTACTTTAAGCACTTTAAAAACAGCCGTTCAAAATTATGTAGAATCTTCTGAAACGACCTTCGTCGCATCATTAGATACTTTCATACAAGAAGCAGAAGAAAGAATATTAAAAGCAGTGGAGCTGCCTGTATTCCGTAGAAACGTCACAGGCACCGCCTCAGCTAATAATACCTACCTCAGCACCCCTACAGATTTTTTAGCGGCGTATAGCCTCGCTGTAATCTCTAGTAGCACGTATTCGTACCTACTCTATAAACACGTTTCTTTTATTAGAGACTTTACACCGAACGCAGCCACGACAGGGCTTCCTAAGTATTACGCTTTATTTGACGACAATAGTTTTATATTAGCGCCTACACCTGACCAAACATATACGTTTGAACTTCATTATAAATACAGGCCAGCTTCACTTACGACAACAAGCGGCACAGAAACAACTTGGTTATCTGATAATGCACCAGACGCTATCTTATATGGCACTTTAGTAGAAGCTGCTAACTTTTTAAAAAATCCACAAGAAGCGGCTTTATATGAACAAAGATTTGTACAAGCAGTAAACGGTCTTAAAAACTTGGGTCAAGGCTATGGCTCTCGTGATGAGTATCGCTACGATATTAATAGAGGATAAATATGCAAGCTCCAAAGCTAGAAGTAGGAAACTTTTTAGTAACTGCTACAGAGCAAAAAGGCCATTCTCCTGACTTTTGGGCTAAATCGGCGTCTGATAGAATTATAAGCGTAGGAAATAAATCACACCCTTTGATTGCGCAGCAAGCGGAAGCGTTTAAAGAAAACGTGCAGCAGATAGTGCTTTTTTATTTGCAGGAAGCTATTAAAAGCGATAGAACGACTTTGATAGCAGAATTAGAACGACAGGGTCAGCAAGAGATGGCCAACATACTTAGGAGACTGTAATGGCTATTACTACAGCGATGTGCACCAGTTTTAAAAAAGAAATTTTAGAAGCTGTACATAATTTTAAAAATACTGGCGGCAGTACATTCAATCTTGCCCTATATACAAGTTCCGCAAGTTTAGGAGCGGGCACCACTGCGTATACGACCTCTGAAGAAGTTTCAGGTACGGGATATACTGCAAAAGGGGCAGCACTAACCCGCGTTGATCCGAGTACTTCTGGTACTACTGCTTTGACAGATTTTTCTGACCTGACGTTTAGCTCCAGTAGTATTACCGCAAGAGGAGCATTGATATTTAATGACAGTGCTTCTGGTGATCCTTCTGTTTGCGCTTTAGATTTTGGCGCAGATAAAACATCTACGTCAGGAGATTTTACAATACAGTTTCCTACTGCTGACGCCAGTAATGCGATTATTCGTATCGCCTAAATGTCTAACCTTACCGGCTGGGGCCGAGGTGCTTGGGGCGATGGCGGCTGGGGCCAACCTAGTCCAGTCCCAGTTACGGGCGTTGTGGGAACAGGTGCTGTCGGTACGGTTACCGTTAGCGCAGATGCGATTGCGACTGTTACAGGAGTGGCAGGAACTGGATCTGTTGGAACAGTTACGGCAACGGGTACAGCAGTTGTCACTCCCACAGGTGTCGCAGGTACAGGCGGTGTTGGATCTCCTACAGTTACGGGTACGGCGAACGTTTCGCCTACTGGGATCGCAGGGACTGGATCTGTCGGAACGGTTACTGTTGCGGCTGCGGCAAATACATCCGTTACAGGCGTTGCAGGAACTGGATCTGTCGGAACGGTTACTGCTACCGGCAGCGCGGTTGCTGCTGTTACTGGGAATGCTGGGACTGGAGCGATTGGTGCAGTTACGGTCACTGGTACAGCGACTACTACGGTCACTGGTACAGAAGGCACAGCAGCTGTTGGATCAGTTACAATCGCCCCAGATACAAATGTATCTGTCACGGGTGTTTCAGCCACTGGAGAAATCGGTACGATTTTGTTTTGGGGGGTTGTGGACGATAGTCAAACCCCGGATTGGTCGGCTGTTTCAGATAGTCAAAGTATTACTTGGTCGGCTGTTTCAGACAGTCAAACTCCAAATTGGGAAGAGGTAGCTTAAATGGCAGTTTACACTAACGATTTACGCCTAAAAGAGATTGCCACAGGCGATGAATCAGGAACGTGGGGCACCAGTACGAACACCAACCTCGAGTTGATTGCAGAGGCATTTAGTTTTGGCACGGAAGCGATTACGACGAATGCTGATACTCATACTACTACCCTCGCTGATGGGGCTACTGATCCTGGCCGCAGTATCTTCCTCAAATATACTGGCACTCTTGATTCAACTTGCACCATCACTATAGGGCCAAACACGGTCAGCAAGCTGTGGTTCATTGAAAACGCAACCAGCGGATCACAGAGCATTATCATTAAGCAAGGCAGCGGTGCAACGGTCACCATCGCCAACGGTCAAGTCAAAGCCATCTACAGTGACGGCGCAGGTTCTGGTGGGGCGATGGTCGATGCGTTTACTGATCTATCCGTTCCTTCGTTGTTTGTATCAGGCGCTTTAGATGTAACTGGGGCTATTACGTCTTCTGCTGGCGCTACGATTACGGTTGCTGATAACTCCGACAATCTGACGCTAACGTCAACGGATGCTGATGCAAACTCTGGCCCTAATGTAAAACTTTACAGAAACTCATCATCTCCAGCAGACAACGATTTTCTGGGCAACATTAAATTTGTTGGAAGAAATGACAATTCGGAAGATGTGCAATATGCGGAGCAAGAAGTTTATATTTTAGATGCTTCTGATGGAACTGAAGACGGTCTGTATAACGTCAACGTCATGACTGCTGGAACTAATACCTCTTACATGCAGTTCAAAGCTGGTTCTGGTGTTGTTTTCAATGAAGATAGCAACGACATAGACTTCCGCGTTGAGTCTGACGACAACGCAAATATGCTGTTCGTCGATGGCGGAGAAGATCGTGTTGGCGTGGGCACAAACAGCCCTTCAAGAACTTTCCATAGCCTTGGAGCAAGTGGAATCTCTACGGTGGGTAAATTCGAAGCCGGAGGTACTCAAGTATATATCCAGCTGTCCAATAACGGCGCGTCGGACGCTGACAGTGGATACATCGGCTATGACTCAAGCAGTAATCTAACTTTCTTCACCGACAACACCGAAGCAGCACGCATCACTAGTGGTGGGCTGGTCGGCATTGGTAATAGCAATCCAAGTGACTTCTTCTCAACCGCTAATAACTTAGTCGTCGGGAGTGGCTCAGGTTCAGAAGGAATCACCGTTTTTTCAGCCAATGATAGTATTGGGAATCTATTTTTTGCAGACGGAACCTCTGGGACTGCTGAGTTCAGTGGATATTTAGAATACTCCCATGCAGATGACTCTTTAAGGGTAGGCACAGGCGGCTCAGAACGCATGCGCATCACGAGCGCAGGCAACGTCGGCATCGGGGCAACCTCACCCAGTTCAAGTTTTAGGACAAGTATCTACGGAGATGGTTCCAGCATTATTGGCGGCATAGAATTCAGAAATGCGTCTGCTGGAGGCAGCACTTTTACAGTAGGCCACGCAAGCGCAACTTCGCCATCAGCAACGCTGAACGTCGTTGGCGCTGGTAACCTGACTTTTAATACTAACGACACCGAAGCCATGCGCATCACGAGTGGTGGACTCGTCGGCATCGGCACGGACAGCCCAAGCAGTTATTTTGCTGGCGCAAATAATTTAGTCCTTGCTGGCACTGGAGACAGTGGCTTAACAGTAGCATCAGGCACGTCAGGAGCAGGGCGCATTCACTTTGCAGACGGTACTTCGGGAAACGCTCGTTTTATAGGCTACATGGTCTACAACCACTCGAACGACAGTATGCAGTTCGCAACATCAGGCGCCGAAGCCATGCGCATTAGCGCATCAGGCCACTTGCTTATCGGGTGCACCGCTTTGCCTTCTGGTGGCGCAGGTGGCGCAGGTTTTGAAGTTGGACAATCTAGCGCGAGGACTATCCTACAGCTAGGAACAACGACCACCTCACAAGAAACTGTACAACGGTTTTATAACCCCAATGGAAATGTTGGTGAAATCAAGATGTCCGGTTCATCGACGATTTACTCCACGACTTCTGACTACCGCCTTAAAGAAAATGTAGTAGCCATGTCAGGTGCTACAGATCGCCTAAAGCAACTCAAGCCCCTACAATTCAACTTTATTGCTGACGCAAATACCACGTTAGATGGATTCCTCGCACATGAGGTTCAGGACGTCGTACCAGAGGCAATCACAGGTACTAAAGACGCAGTAGATGCTGATGGCAACCCAGAATACCAAGGCATTGACCAAAGCAAACTTGTGCCTCTTTTGGTGGCAACGATACAAGAGCTTGAAGCTCGCATAACTGCACTGGAGAACAACTAATGGCAGCAACATTCACATACTCAATCTTACAGACTGACTTTGTGCTATCACAAGACGGTCTGACCAACGTCATCAATAATCTTCATTGGCGATGCGATGCAGCAGAAACGAGTGGCGGTAAAGATTACTCCGCTGGCAGCTATGGCACTCAAGGTTTAGCAGCGCCCGATCCTAACAGCTTCACAGCTTATGACAGTGTGACAGAAGCCGATTGCATTAAGTGGCTAAAAGCAGAGATGGGTGACGATGCGGTAACTGCGGTGGAAGCTGGTTTGCAGGCAAACATCGACGCACAGATCACGCCAACAACGGGAGAAGGAGTGCCTTGGTAATGGAAACAAAGCATATTCAACTACACGATCTAGCGAACGTATTGAATCTGATTGATGCAGCTTCGCAAAAAGGTATGTTCACAGGAGATCAGCTATCTACGATTGGCGCGATGCGTGATCGTTTCATGGCTGAACTAAAAGAACAGGCACCAGCAGAAGACAACGTGGCGACGATTGAAGAACCTGACGCAGCCGTGGTTCAGTAATAATCGTGGACATAAATTCCGTTGGCGAATCTGCTCCGATTAGCTGGAAGCAAGTAGCGGTACAAAAACAAGAACGGTTAAGAACAGGCGCTGAAGGCGAGACCGTGCGCGAGGCGGTAGAAACTATTATACCGACTATGTACACCAAAGAAGGTAATAGGGTCGAGGCGCAGCAATTAGCATCGACACAACGAGTAAATATAACCGTTTAGGAGAAAAACGATGGCTGAACTGAGTGATGCACAAA